ATACTGAACCTGATTGGGTACACGTTAGTTATGTAGATGGTGACTCTAATAGAAAAAGATGTTTATTGGCATACAGAGAAAATGGTAAAACTAAATATAAAGATATAAGTAATGTTTAAAATATTAACAAAACTATTTGGAAATGCTGGAGGTAATGTAGCAGAAAAGATTTCTGGTATAATAGATAAGCATACTTTTAGTAAAGTAGAGAAAGCTCAGTTTGAAAAAGAGATGGAAGAAATATTTATTAAAGCAGAAGCTGACATCCAAAAGAATGTAACAGATAGATGGAAGACTGATATGAATAGTGACAGTTGGTTGTCTAAGAATGTAAGACCTTTAGTTCTTATATTTTTAGTAGTATCTACAGTACTAATGGTATTTATAGATGCAGGAGTTATTTCATTTGAAGTAAAAGCTAATTGGATTGATTTATTACAGCTAGTTCTTATAACAGTCATTGGAGCTTATTTTGGGGGTCGTAGTGCAGAGAAATTTAAAAAGTAATGGCAAAGCTAACCACAAGTAATTATCGTGCTTCTAAACGCACTAAAAGACCTGGAGTTCATTCTAAGAATGCTAGTAAGGGTCAAGTAAAATTTAAAAAGAAATATAGAGGTCAAGGCAGATAAATATTTTTTTATATATTTGTTCTTGCTTATAGCTAAACTTGCACAACCTAATAAAGATGGACGGTGCTTGGAACAGGTATAACTTTCTTTCTTTTTTACTAGGTTTTTTCTTTCTTTTTCTTTTTACTCTTTTTCTTTTTCTTTCTTTTTAATTATAAATTCATATCTTAGTGAATATGAGAAAGGTATCACGCAAAAGTCTTGTAAAGAAATTAGATGCAATATTCTCTGAATATATAAGGCTTAGAAAAGCTAATAAGCAAGGCATAGTAACTTGTTACACTTGTGGTAAAAAAGCATATTGGAAAGGTCAAGGAATGCAGAATGGACATTTTATGTCTAGAAAATCTTACTCAACTAGATGGGAAGAATTAAATTGTCAAGTACAATGCTACTCCTGTAATGTGATGAGATTTGGTGAACAATACAAGTATGGCTTAGAACTACAAAAAGAATATACTAAAGACTTACCAGAACAATTACTGATACAATCTAAACAGATAAAGAAGTTCTCTAATATAGATTTAGAGGATATGATAAATAAATACAAAAATTTAGTAGATAAAAGAAAAAAAGAATTATCTTTATGATCTGTTCTTTACAGGTACTATCATTTTGTTTTGGAAGGGGGAATTAATTTTCCTCCTTTTTTTTTGCATTTGTATTATTAACATTTTTTAATTATCTTGCATAAGTATTGCAACGAAGCAATATGTAAAAACAATTTATATGACCCATAAAGAAGATTTATTAAGGCTTTTAAAAGCTGAGGTAGAGCAATTAAGAAAGCACTACTTAGAGAGTGATGCTGTAATCAAGAAACTAGAAGATAGCATTAAGGACAAAGACAATTTGATAGAGTCTTTGGAGCTTCAAATTAAACAACAAGAAGTTAGAAACGCACATTTAGAAATTAACATAGTAGACGAATATATAAGATGAAAAGTAAAATCACACACATAGAACCAAAAGGAACTTGGTCAAATACTTCTGGTACTTTTAATAAGTATCAAGTATCATTAGCAAATGGAAACTCTTATAGCTTTTTAGCTAAAGGAGAATTTAAAAAGAAAGTAGGAGAAGAAATAGAATATCAAATAACTAACGAACAGTACAATACTGCAAAGTTAGTATATCCTAAACCTCAGACTTCTAATACTCAAACATATAGTAAACCTTTAGATACTCACAACTCTATACTTAGACAGGTAGCATTTAAAGGAGCTATAGAACTTGCTTCTTCTGGCAAGATAAACATTCAAGAGATAGAAGAATTTACAAAAACATTTAATCAAATATTAAAATAATAATTATGGAAATTACTGGAAGAATTAAGAAAATTAATGATGTAAAAACATTTGGAGCTAAAGGCTTTAGAATTAGAAGTATGTGGCTTGTTACAAATGATAAATATCCACAAACAATCTCTGTAGAGTTTACTCAAGATAAAGTAAATCTATTAGATAACTTCACAGAAGGTTCTTTTGTTAGAACTGCAATTAACCTTAGAGGTAGAGAGTGGGAGAATCCTAAGACTAATGAGGTAAAAGTATTCAATACTATTGAAGGATGGAAATTAGAAGATGATGTAGAGCAGGTAAGTGCTTCACAACAAAGTCCTGATAGAGATAACGACTTACCATTTTAATGACTGCAGAAGAAAGAAAAAAGACTCCTGTTTATTCAGGGGTCTTAAATTATTTTCCTGATGCTATTTTAGAAGTGGCTAAAGTTTCTTATATTGGTAATCAGCAACACCATCCTGATTTACCTTTGCATTGGGATAGAAATAAAAGCACAGATGAATTAGATGCTCTTGCAAGACATCTTATAGAAGCTGGTAAAATAGATACAGATGGTGTAAGACATTCTGCTAAAGTAGCTTGGAGAGCTTTAGCTAACTTACAAAAGGAAATAGAAAACAATAATTAAGATGCTAATAAACTTTGACCAACAGATTGATAAACTAAAACAAATAAGGTCAGGTAAAATAGTAGAAGGTTTAGGATTAGGATTCCCAGAAATAGATGAATACTTCAGATTTAAACAAGGCAACTTTTTAGTATGTCTTGGACACGCCAATGTAGGTAAGACTACTGTGATCTTATATATGATGTTATTGTATTCTATAAAGCATAAGATTAGATGGCTAGTGTTTTCTAGTGAGAATGAAGCTCATAGTATTATAAGAAAACTTATAGAGTTTTTATCTGCTAAGCCAATAAACAAAATATTAGAAGAAGAATTTGAAAAGCATAAAAAATTTGTATATCATCACTTTAAAATAATAGATGCAAATGAATTGCATACTTATAAAACTCTTTTAGAATTAGCTACAAGTATCAAAAAGGCTTGGAACTATCAAGGATTTCTTATTGACCCTTATAATTCTTTGATGAAAGATAGAGAGATGTTAAAAGGTATTAACTCTCACGACTATGATTATGAAGCAACTTCTGAGATACGAATATTCTGTAAAACACATAATGTAGCAGTATGGTTAAATACCCACGCAGCAACAGATGCTTTAAGAAAAAAACACGGTAACTCTGATGAATATGCAGGACATCCTATTCCTCCTATGGCAAGTGATGTAGAAGGTGGGGGGAAGTTCGTCAACCGATCTGATGAATTCATCTGCATTCATAGATACACTCAACACCCAACAGATTGGATGTATAACCATATTCACGTTAGAAAGGTTAAAGATATTGATACAGGTGGAAGACCTACTCCAATGTCAGAACCTATAAAACTAAAATCAATACTTAATAATGTAGGATTTCAATTAAATGGAAATCATATAATAACTCCAGCTTTAACTAAACAAATTAATTTACCGTTTTGAAAACTCCTGTAGAATTAGCATACGATAAGCATAAACAATGGGTAGAGATAGTATCTACTTTTGGAGGATTGAATGCAGAAGAATGTGAGGACTTGGTACAAACTATGTATATTCTACTAATAAAGAATACACAAAAAGGAGTTGACTATATGTATAAAGATGAAATTAATTATTACTATGTCTTCAAACTTCTTAGAGGATTGTATGTAGATTTAATTAGAAAGAAAAGTAAAGTAAAACTGATTAGCTTAGAAAACATAGAACCTGTCACAGAAATAGATCATAACAATTATGATGAGGTTTATGATAAGCTCCAGGATATTTTAAAAGATATGTACTGGTACGATAGAAAAGTATTTGAAATAGTAGAAGATGGAACTAACATAAGTGAGCTTTCCAGAAAAAGTAAAATAAGTTATTACAGCTTGTACAATACTTATAAGAAAGTGAAACAGAAACTAAAAGATAATTTATGAAACTAGGAAACTTAATAGAATTGATTACAAGATACACAGGAATAAAATACTTAGTAGAAACTTATCACGCTTTTAAAGGAACTAAGTGCAACTGTGATAAAAGAAAAGATGCTTTAAATAAATTTAAAATAGACAGAAATGGAATTACAAAAGTTTAGTCAGGAGGACTATGATAAATGGACAGAGTTTAAATCTGCTAATGGTAAAAGCATAAACAGAAAGGAACAAGAATTAATTGCTAAGCTACATTCTGTCTATCATAAGCATAGCTATTATTTACCCTGTTCCTGTACTCCTAAAACTTATATAGCGTGGATTAAACAACTAAATGACATTTACGCTAATGGGACTCAGTAAGATACACTTATACGAACAAGCAGTAGTCAAGATATTAAATTTAGATACTTGGGACTTAAAATGGGCAGGTAATGGATTTGAGCATTATGATGCTATAGGTAAGACTCCTAAAGGTCACGACTGTGTTATAGAAATGAAGTTTCGAAATAAATACTATAAAGAAAAAATGTTAGAGGTTTATAAGTATGAACAACTAATAAGTATGGATTCCGAAATAGTAAAGCTCTACTTTGTATCTGACCCAAAAGGAAACTATTTGTATTGGTTAAACTACTTAGAGATGCCAGAACCTGTAGAGATGTATTGTCCTGACACTACTATGTGGACTAAGAAACGATTACTAAAACCTGTATATCTTCTTACAGAAGAACAAGCTAGTATTGTAAATATAGATAATTAAATTTTGTTAATAACTTATAAAGAGTTATATTAGCTTGAATAACTTTAAAACAAAATTATGAAACATAACCACAATGCTTTTGAAAATCAAATATTCAATCACTTTAGAGAAAAAGTAAAAGCAATAAATGATGCAATAGAATTATTAATAGAGCATAATTATAAAATTATTGATTTAGAAAATCAAATTATAGATAAGGATAATATCCATAATATAGAAAAGAGATTTAGTTTTGATTATAAAAGAACACCTAAAAGAACTTATGAAAAAACAAAGACAATACAGGAGTAATCAAGGTAGAAGTCCTGAAAAAGAAGAACAGATAATGAATGTTATCAAGGTAGGATTCATAGGATTAATTATAACTATTATAAGTTGTATAATACTTAACTAATGACATTATTTCAGAATCAAGTATATGAAGCTAACTTTAATTATATAGGTCAAGCTCTTGTAAAAGCATATGATGCTAAAAAGAAAAATAATGAATCTACTAAACAATTAGGTAATCTAATTAAATCTGTAAATGAGATGCATATGTTTGTAGTAGGACTTAGAAACGAATTACAAGTATTAGACTTTAAAATAAAATTAGCAGAGTCAGATAAACTAAGAGCTATAGAAAGAGCAAGAAAATCAGAAAAACTATTAAAATGATACAACTACTAGACGGTAAGAACTATGAACACAAAGAACTATTATCTAAGATGGATGATGATTCTTTTTACTATGGAGAACTAAACAAACTAGCTTTAAGCAGTTCTTCACTTAAATTACTATTATCAAGTCCTAAGACTTATAAGCACGTTACTCAGTATGGTAATCCTGAAACACAACCATTAAGAGATGGATGGTTATTTCATACAGCTATATTAGAACCTCACGTTTTTAATGCACAGATATTTGTAGATGTAGCAAGTAAGAATACAAAAGCATTTAAGTTAGCTAAAGAAGAACACGGTAGAGTATTCACAATATCAGAAAAGAATAAAGCTGAAAAGTTAGCAGATGCATTCTTCAGAAATGAACACGCACTTAGAATGATTACAGACTGTGAATTTGAAGTTCCTGCAATAGGGAATGTATGTGGTTATCCATTTAGAGGTAAAGCAGATGTTCTTGGAAAAGATAGAATAGTAGATTTAAAAACTACAACAGACATAAAAGGTTTTCCTTATGCTGCAAAGAAATATGGATATGATGTACAATGTTATTTGTACTGTAATCTATTTGATGTGGGATATGAGCAATTCAAATTCTTAGTAATGGACAAGGGAAGTTTAGATTTAGGTATATGGGACTGTTCAGAAGAATTTTATTTAGAAGGTAAAAGAAAAGTAGAAAAGGCAGTAGATATATTTGAAACCTTCTTTGTTAATGGAGCTGCATTAGATGATTACATATTAACTGGAACATTATAATTAATTAAAACAAAAACAATATGAAAACAAAAAGAATTAAGAAAGGTACATTTACACCTAACTATCAAATTAAGGATTTGAAAAAAGCTAAAGTAAATAGAGATTTATTTGTAAAACATTCAGAAAACTTTGACAAGAAACTCAATAAATATGGATGGCTCTTGCCAATTACAATATCTGCAAGTGGTTTAATATTAGAAGGACAACATAGAGTTGAATCTGCTAAAAGAATGAAACAAAAAACAATTCCTGCATATATAGTTGACTGGTTAAATGATGATAGTGAATTAGAAGTTTTAAATACAATAATAAGTTTAAATAATTCTAATAGGGGTTGGAATACAATAAATTATTTAAAATCTTTTAGCCAACATAATGAGGACTATAAAGTTGTATATGATGAAGTATTAAAAAATAAAAACACCATTACTGCAGGTAATATGATACACATATATTTTGGTAGAACTGTAGGTGTTTTTAAACAAGGTGAAGCTAAAATATTGAATATAGAATTTTCAAAATATCTTTGCAAGAATATATCTGCTTTAGTAACAAAATATGGTAAAACTAAAATACAAGCCTATCAAATAAGAGAAATGATTATTGTAGGAAATGTAAAAGCAAAAGGCAATATTCAAATTATGGATTATTTATTTAGAGAATATGATAAAATGGCTCAGGGAAATCATCCTGCTTTAACATCTATATCAGAATTTAGGCCTTATATTGAAAATGAATTAAATACATATTTATCTCTTGTAAAATGATAAACATTTACAATCAAGACTGTATGGAAGCAATGATGGAAATGTCAGATAATCAATTTGACTTGGCTATTGTTGATCCTCCTTATGGCATTGGTTTTGGAGAATTTAATAGAACAAATAAAGATAGTACAGGGAAAAGATATAAAGCTAATAAATATAAACAAGGTGATTGGGATACTAATATACCAAAAGATATTTATTTTAAAGAATTAATTAGAGTAAGTAAAAATCAAATAATATGGGGGGGGAATTATTTTCCTTATATATGGAAAAATGGTTGCAAGGGATTTATATTTTGGTATAAAGGAAATCCTGTACCAAATTTTTCTGATGGAGAATTAGCTTGGACTTCTTTTAATAAAGTTGCAAAACAATTTGATTATAGATATTATGGTGGATTAGAAGGTAAAACATCAGCATCAAATAAAATACATCCTACCCAAAAACCAATATCCTTGTACGAATGGCTACTTATGAATTATGCAAAAGAAGGAGATACAATACTTGATACACATTTAGGTTCTGGAAGTATAGCAATAGCTTGTCACAATCTGGGATATGATTTAACAGGTTATGAAATAGACAAAGATTATTATGAAGCTGCTAAGAAACGAATAGAACAACATAAACAACAAATAAGAATGTTTTGAAAGAACTAATACAAGACATAGACATCATAATAGATGCTATACATATAGGAGATACAGAAGATGCAATAGATATGCTTCAGGAGATACAAAGAGAATTAAAAATTAAATTATTATTACTATGATGACAATGAAAAAAAGAGCTTATGATGTAGCAACTCAGGTTAGTAACCTTGCAGAGTTAAATCCCTTTAACAATACAAGACAAAGAGAATATGTAGAAGCAAGAGCTTTGATCTGCTTAATACTAAATAAGTATCTTGGGATAGGATTAACAAGAATAGCTAACTTCTTCAAAGAGAATAAAAAGGATATGCACCACGCAACAGTTCTTCATTTAGTTAGAAGTTTTGATACTTACAAGTTCTACAATAAAAACTTAGACAAGTGGTTAGATATAGTAGTTAATGATATTGATGATGTGGGAAATGAAAACAAAAGAACACTTATAAGACATCGTATTAAATATCTTACTAATAAAGACATAGATGAATTAGCTCTCTATACAGAAGATATGTATAATAAAGTTTTACAAAAAGAAGAAAGTATTTAAAAATTAATTTATTTTTCGATATATAAATAATGAAGCAATTAATAAAATTAAATAAAATCAAGTTCAATTCTAATAATCCAAGAACTATTAAAGATATTAAATTTAAAAAACTTGTAAACTCAATTAAAGAATTTCCTGAAATGCTTGAGAAAAGACCTATAGTGGTTGATGAAAATTATATAGTACTTGGTGGTAATATGAGAACTAAAGCGTGTAAGGAAGCAGGATTAAAAGAAGTATGGGTAGATGTAGTTGATAATTGGAGTGAGGAACAAAAGAAGGAATTTATAATAAAAGATAATTCAGGCTTTGGAGAATGGGACTGGGACATACTGGCTAATGAATGGGATGTAGATAAATTAAACGATTGGGGTTTAGACCTTCCTCCAATGTTTGATGAAGTATTAGAAGCTGAAGAAGATGATTATACTGAGCCTGACAATATACAGGTAGATGTTGTTCTAGGAGACTTAATAGAAATAGGAGAGCATCGTTTACTTTGTGGAGACAGTACGGATGCTGACCAAGTGGCAAAGCTAATGAATGGTCAGAAAGCAGATATGGTATTTACTGACCCACCTTATGGCATATCTGTTGTTCAAGGTAAAAAAATAGAAGGTAATAAATCGTTTGGTACAGTTGGTGGTGGTAAAATAGTTAAATCAAAACAGTATTCTGAAATAATAGGAGATGACACAACTGATACTGCTAAAGATTTTTATAATACTTGTATATCTTTAGGTATGGAAAATTTTATTATATGGGGTGGTAATTATTTTACAGATTTTTTAAACCCTTCAATGTGTTGGATTGTTTGGGATAAAGAAAATACAGGAAATTTTGCAGATGTAGAATTAGCTTGGACTTCATTTAATAAATCGGCTAAATTATATAAATGGCAATGGAATGGAATGATAAGAAAAGGAAATAAAGATATAGAGGGGAAAACAAGATCACATCCAACTCAAAAACCTGTTGGTTTATTTTCAGAAATATTTAATGATTTCAACTTTAAAAATTGTTTTGATGGTTTTTTAGGTAGTGGTTCAACAATGGTAGCAGCACATCAATTAAAAAGAAAATGTTATGGAATGGAGCTTGACCCTAAGTATTGTCAAGTTATAATAGATAGAATGCAAAAGCTTGATTCTAAACTAAGCATTAAAATAAATGGCAAAGAATATATAAAACGAGAGAAAAACGAGATATATGGCTAAAGAAGATAATCTTAAAATGTTTAGTTCTACTTATCAACCTAAAAAGAATGGTAGACCTAAAGGCAGACTAAATAGAGCGACAATAGTTAAAAAATGGTTAAGTACTGTTGAGAATATTAAGAATCCAGTAACAGGTGAGAATGAGTATTTAACAGAAGAAGATATAATTACTCTAAGTATAATAAGAAAAGCAAGGAATGGAGATGTACAAGCCTATAGGGCTTTATTAGATTCGGCTTATGGTTCTCCACTACAAACAAGGGATATAACTATAAACGAAGATGTACCTTTATTCATTGATTAATGTTTACAAAAACAGAAGCAGTAATAAAACTTAGAGAATTAGGAAGTAGAATAAGAATAGTAAGAGGAGGTTCTTCTGCAGGTAAGACAATAGCAATTCTTATGATACTTATAGACTATGCTATTAAAAATAAGAACAAAGAAATAAGTGTAGTAGCAGAATCAGTCCCACACTTGCGTAGAGGAGCTTTAAAGGACTTTCTTAATATACTTAAATCAACCAACAGGTACGATGAGAGAAAGTTCAACAAATCAACTCTAAAGTACCAATTCAGTACAGGTTCTTATATAGAGTTCTTCTCCACAGACCAACCTGATAAATTAAGAGGAGCAAGAAGAACAGACTTGTTTATAAACGAGTGTAATAACATTCCTTCCTTTGAAGTATATCAACAACTTGCAGTTAGAACATCAGGAACGGTGTGGTTAGATTACAATCCAAGTAACATCTTCTGGGTAGATAAAGAACTAATAGGACAAGAAGATACTGACTTTCTCACATTAACATATAAAGACAATGACAGCTTACCTAAATCAATAGTAAAAGAAATAGAGAAAGCAAAAGATAAAGCTAAGACATCTACATACTGGGCTAATTGGTGGAA